TCTAACTGTTTTTTCTCTTTTAAAAAATCTGCTTCATCTACGCCAAAGAAAATCACGCCGCCACCTTCTTCACCTGGTTTTATTACCGTTTCTCTTAATAACCTGTTCAGCCTTACTTGTGCATTAATACCCTTTGATATTATATCTTCAAAATCCGGTAATAATGCTTTTACTTCTGCCGCCTTTGCTAATTGAACAAACGAATCAGTAATAGCAATGGTAATTTTTTCATACCCTGATTTTTCTTTTTCTAAACTATTTAAATATTCAGGGTACAATCTTAAAACTTCCTCAATAGCCTTTTTACGATCATTTAATGAAAGTGATCCGCTATTTATGGCACTTGATAGTATAGATATTTTTGCGGCATCTTTAGCAATAGTTTCAACTGCCTCTGATACCCTTTTATTCATCCTGTCTATAACTGTAATAAATGGAGGGATTGCTTCTTTCGCATCGTCTGTAGATTTTTTAATGCCAAAAATTCTGTTACCAAAAACAATAAGCAAAGAAGATACAACCGAAAGTGCAAACCCCAATCCACCGGCACCAAGAAAAGAAGAACCTAAAGCCTTTAATGCAGTTTTTGTTGAGCCGCTTTCTGCTTTTAATCTCTGAAAACTTTCAAGTAAAGGATTTAAATTATTCGCTATTCCTAAAAATCCAAACGGCGCATCCTGCACAACTCTGCCCAGATTAATCATTGACTGAGTTGCGGTATTTGAAGATTTTGCAAAAGTGTTTAAAGCAGGTGTGGCAACTTGTGTACTTTTCTGAATTGTTGTACCGAATTTTTTCGCAGAATTTTCAGTAGTCTTAAAATGCTGTTCAAGTTTATCCAGACCCCCTATTGCCTTAACAACATCCGCATCAATTATTATTTTTAGCTGCTCTGCCATATTTTTCTTTTTCCGCTAACACTTTATTCATCAATTCTACCCGCTTCATTATCTCTGCACTCCTTTTATTCAAATCTTCCTGACTTAACGGCTTTTCTTTTTTACCAAACCATTGATTTATCCAAGTCTTATAATTCACTCTTTTACCTGAAAGCCCACTTGCAAAAGCATCTATCGTAAATGCTACGTTTGCAAAATTAAGTTCATCCCTTTCCCTCCGCTTCCAATATCCTTTACTCATTAAAGCGAAGTCCTCAATTTCCATGTCATACCAAACTTCAGGGATTAATCCAAGCCAACCGAATGCAAACTCTTTTAATTCGTCAAGAGAGATTCTTTCAGTTGGCCGTTCGCTTCCCCCTCGGACATAGATTCATTGTACTTCTTAAATAAATCGTTTGGCATTGAACTGTCGGCATCCATTACCATTTCAAAAATTTGTTCTTTAGTAAACTCAGGTTCTGTTTTATTCAGTTTACATTCTGAATAATAGCCAGCATACACGAATCCCTGAGCGAATAGAACAAGTTTTGAAATATCAAATCCTTCGCCGAAAGTAAAAAGGTCATGCCCTGTACCTTCTTTGAACAAATGATAAAAACGATTTACACCGTAGTTCAATACAATCTCTTTTCCATCTAAGGAAGTTGTAATTTTTTTATTCATACATTTTATTTTTACGATTCGTCTGATTCATCAGTGTCAATTGTTCCACTGAACGAGAACACCGCATCAAAAGTCAAAGGTTGCCCTGTGTCTGCATTTACTGTGAATGAAGTAACGTAACCGTCACCCTTCATCAGTATTACAACTCCCAAATCCAAAGGAGTTACTTCCAGGTTCACAAGTCTGCCTTCGAGCAAAGTCTTTTCATTCGTGTACTCAGAAGCATCTTTTAAAGAAACTTGTGAAGCAGTAATACTTGTATTTGCAGCACCGGAAAAATTAATTGTCCCGGTAACATTTGACGGGGTTTGAATCGTACCGCATTTAGTGATAAGCTCGTTCACCGTTGATCCGAGTGTACCATTTAACGCTGTGTTACAAACCCAAGTCTTCCACGTTCCCCCAAGCGTTGCGCTTCTGGTTTGGAAAACTACATTGTCCGATAAAAATTCATTTGTTGCCATCTTTTTTTATTTAAGTTTGAATAATCCTATGTGTATATCTGACTATCTTCCGATAGTAAGTAATTCCTGATTGATACTCTTGTAAGAAAGCTGCATCACTTGGCACAACGTGCAAAATCTGAACACCGCTTTGAGCTACAAGATTATTTAATCCTTGTGTTGTTTTAATTAAAGTCTTAATCTCATTGTCAATTCCGCTTGCTACACTTCTGTTTGCGCTTACATTGAACTTAGTTACTATGTCCGTAATGATTACTAAATCTGACCTGAAAGAATGTTTAGTATCATCCTGTGATTCTGATTCAACTCTTAACTCAACGTAATTCTCAGCATCTTCAGGTGCTGACCCTTCAATGTAAACAGGTACGGAAATCACTCCGTCCAAAAGCTCCTGCCATGAGTTCATTACCTTATCGTCAACTGCTATCATAAATCCTTTAAAATATTTCTTACGTTCCTGAATAAATCCCTTCTCACGGGTGCAATCTGTTTAAAGAAAAACGGATGCGGTCTGACACCAAATTTGAAAATACTTCTCGCTATCGGGTAAGATGCACTAACCGGGATACCTTTTCTTTTCGTCCACTTCTTAATATTTTCAATAAACTGTAACCATGTTCCCCCTCTTGGAAGCCCTTTAAACTCACTTGAATTAATTCCGGGTATTGCCTGAAACTTACTCTTAGTGCCAAATTCCATTGGTGCTGAATATTGAGAACCACTAATAACCTCTGCGGACATTTCACTATTTCTCTTTACTGTTATTTGCCCTCTTAAAAATCCAACATCAGCCGGTGCATCTTTTATTGCCCTTGCCCTGAAATCTTCAGCCGCAAATTGAATCTCTGCTCCAATTTCTTTTTGAATTGTGACAGGGAGTTTTGCCATCTTACTTGCAAGTTCTTTAAACCCTATTAAATTAACCTTCACCATTTATTATCCAGTTAAATCTTTTTTCATTCACTCTCTCAATGCCTGTTATCGTATATCTTTTTTGTAAGTAAACAAACTTCCACTTACTTGTAACTTTCCAATCAGGACGGAATCTTATTTTAAACTGCTTGCCATTACTCAACCTCACTTGCCCAGCCGTATCAGTTCTCGAATTACCCTGTTGGATTAATTCAGCCCACAAATTATACGACTGTTCAATCCCTTCAATCATGTTTCCGTTTGCATCTTTATTCGCTGCCCACTTCTCAATTCTTATTTGTGTTTTTGGTATCATACAATCCACCCTCCCCTGGCATACCTCCCGGCTAACTGAGAAGCGAATCTGTTTATACTTGCATCTTCTCCCCGATTCTCATACATATAAGCTACCAGTCTCATTATGTCAATCTTTAGTCCGTAAGGAAGTTCAGTATAACCAGCCGTTAAAGTAGCTGTCATGTTTTTATAACAAGGCGACTTCAATAGTTTCCATTTGTTACCTATGAGCTTATAATTAGCTGCTAAAATTTCCGTATCATCTTCATCTACCAAAGTAATCAACTCAGTAAACGGCCCCGGAAGCTCAATCATTCCACACAAATTTGTAAACACAACTTCTAAAGTTTTCGGTAAAAGAACTGTATTTGTCAATCCTTCAAACTTTTCTCTCCCTGCTCTTATTAAATCAGTTATCAGTCTGTCATCAAAATCAAAATCACTCAGGTCATCAGAAGTACTTTCATCGTTATCTGTGTAACCTTCTAACCTTAGATAATCTTTCATTTCGTCAAGAGAGACAGGTTCTTCAAACACACCTGATTCATCCGTAACGTCCTCTATTGATATGATGTCATTGTAGTTCATAATGTATTTCTAAATTCTATAACCTGAATTTTACCAAATTTAATGTCTGCCCCTAACGTAGCTTTAGCTTGTACTTTCCAAACACCTGCCACATCAATATCATTTGCATCAATATCATAACTTACTGTGTCATTAGATACCGAACCCGCCCAGCTTCCACTTACGCCGTTTGGTTTTTCATAAACGATAAATCCATCGTACCCGGTAATATCTACATCCGTATCGAGTGAAAGCGTTATCGTTTGTCCTTTAAATAACATCTACTTTAGATTTTAAGTTTAAACTGCTTATTTTACTTTTTCTTCCCCCGCCGGCTATTTTTGATTTCCTCGCAAAATATTCTTTTCTTAAACCAGTTACAACCGGACTTAGACCTGAGATAATAATACTCCCCGTATCAGGTATAATTATATTCCCACCTGTTGAAGGACTAAGGCCGTTAATTATAATCCCCCCTGTGCTGATAGAAATAGAAACTGGCAAAGAAGGTGTATTGCCTGATATTACTATTGATCCGGTTTGTGGTTCTGCTGTTTTATTATCTGATATAAGAACTGTTGCAGCGAACCCGTTAATCACAACCTCACCCGTATCCGGATTCGCTGTTTGATTATTAGAAACAAATGGTTCTAATCCGTTAATCAAAACTTCACCCTTTGGAATGTTCACCTGATAATTAACCTGTGGGCTTAATCCATCAATGGTAATTATTCCGGTTCCCGGAGTTACGGTTTGTGAACCCCCGGCTGTTACAACCGGGCTAAGTCCTTCTATGTTTATTTCGCCTTTAGAAATG